CTGTTTGTAAACTACATATACATAATTTTCATTACCAATCTTCATATCCTTCTCCTTATCAACTAAAGTATACTGTTACTGCTTCATCAAGTTCCTCATTTGTTCACATTGTTCGATGAATTTATGTTAGACAAATAAATAGGTTATTGCGAGGTAATGAAATGGCACAGAATCTTATCAGCAAGGTGGATGGTGTAACACTGAAATACACACCTTCGGAATTTACTTACGGTTTACAGGATGTATCTGATACGCAGTCGGGAAGAACACTTGATGCCGTAATGCACAAGAATAGAATTGCACAGAAAAGAAAACTTAATATGGCAATTCAAATGAGAAGAGGTAATGAATCCGATTTTGATGCATCGAAGATGCAACCCGGAGAATTTGCCGTAAGTACAGATCAAAAGAAAGTACGAATTGCATTTGCAAGCGGAGATGTAAAAGAACTTGCTACAACAGATTCAATACCCGAAATTTCAGAGTAACAGTTGCAAAGACACGATCCTTAATAAATGCGAGATTGAAGGAAGGATTCAAAGAACAGGACTTCTACGATGTTATCGACCTAAAGGTTTTCGAATGGGGAGACAACGAAAAGATGAAGACATATATCCGACCGGAAACACTGTTCGGAAATAAGTTCGAAGGTTACCTTCAATCCGCAAAGGATCACACGGTTGTTATCAGTAATGATGTACAGGAAATCACAGAAGATACAGAGTTATCAGACGAGGAGTGGTTGGAATTGATGAGGAATGCCAATGATGAAATATAACTTCAAAAGACAGGATGCTTTTGATTTCGCAAACTTCATAGGCATAGCATCATATGAGCGCCACGGAAACCTTCAGTTCAGAAAATGTCCGTACTGTGGAAAGCAGACCGATGACAAGAACACATTTGGTATCAGTCTTGAGACTGGTCAGTACAACTGTTTGAGAAGTTCTTGTGGAGCAAAAGGTTCATTCTTCCAGTTGGCAAGGGACTTCGACTTCAAGTTATCACAGGAATTTGAGGAGTACTACAAACCAAAGAAGAAGTACAGAACACTGAAGACACCGGAAGAACCTATAATCCCAAAACCTTCTGCAATATCTTACTTGCAGTCTAGAGGAATATCCGAGGAAACTGCGAAGAAGTATGAGATAACAGTTCAGACTGAACACGATAACATCCTTGTGTTCCCATTTTTTGATGAGGATGGAAAGTTGAAGACAGGAATACGGCAGTTAGACAAGTTACTGTACGGTGGTCTTCCAATGGGCGGAGTTGTTCTTATCAGCGGACGAGCCGGGCAAGGTAAATCAACACTTGCATCGCAGATTATGGCATATGCCATCGATCAAGGAAAGAATTGTTTTGCGTATAGCGGAGAACTTCCTAATTATCTGTTCAAGTCTTGGTTCGATATGCAGATTGCCGGGGATCGTCACACATATGAGTATCAGACGAACCAGTATGGAGAAAAACAGTATGCGGTATCGGACACTAACAAAAAGATGATAACGAACTGGTACAGGGGGAAGTTCTTCCTGTATGACAACTCTTCTATCAGTGGTGACGAGAAGGAAAGTCTTGTTAAGACAATTGACAGTGTTGTTTTGCAGTACGGTGTAGAGGTTGTGTTGATAGATAACCTTATGACTGCTCTTGACTTGGAGATTACAGAAGGTGAGAAGTACGAAAAGCAGTCACTGTTCGTGAAGCGCCTTGCCCGGATTGCCCTAAAGTACAACATACTTATCTTGTTAGTAGCGCATAAGAGAAAAAGCACTGGGTTTTCCGTCAATGAGAATGAAGAAGTTGCCGGGTCATCGGACATCGGTAATCTAGCAACTGTAACACTTGCATATGAAAAGGCGGACGGAACGCAGAAGGATTCTGACGGAAACAAAATAGTTTTATCTAGCAACGAAAGACTTTTGAAGGTTTCAAAGAACAGACTGTTCGGTAGAGTTAACACAACCGGGTGGGTTATGGGATATTCGGAGAAATCAAAAAGAGTATATGGGTTAGGTGACTCACTTGATTATGAGTTCGGATGGAACAAAGAAGATGACGGATTCATAGCAGACATTAATGAAGAAACACCATTTTAAGGGGGAAGAGATGCCGAAATTTTCTAAAAAGGCTTATGTAAGACCGGAAGTATTAGTTAAGTATATGGAAGAGAACGATGTGACAAAGACTGGACTCTCTAGGATGCTTGGGTTCAACACAAACTTTGTAAACGATATCTTGAGAAGAAGAACTTGCGGATATCCTACTGCACAGAAAGTATGTGAAATGCTTGGAATCAAGGAGTATGAGTTCATCGATCATATTAGAGATTTTAGCACTGGCGATGTAACTAAAATCGAGAATGTTGTTGTTAAAGAAATTGATAACATTGAGAATTCATTGTGTGATCTTCCGTTCACGAACGAGGATTGGTTAGTTCCTAGAAAACAGGATGTTCAGATTTCGAAGTGGATTATTGGAGACAGAAACACAATCAAGATTATCTTTACAGAAGATGCACTGAAAAGACTCAATAGCGAATATGTCCGTATCGCAATAAAGAACGGAAGAGTTTACTTTGTCAGATCGTATGAGTCTGATGATTCGAAGTATGTTATGTCGAAGAACGGCATCACTGTTACCGATAGCAGATGCGTTAAGAGGATTGAGGAGTACATCGGTAAGTACGATATGAAGTACAACGATATGTTCGATATTTTCTACTTGGAAGGTGACGAATAATGAAGAGATCAAACAACTTTATGCCGAGTAAGTACACAAGACCTTCGGATTACAAAGTCGGTTTCAATGATGGATATGAGAAAGGTCTGAAGAAATCTAACGAAATTATGGCAGTAGACCTCGCATACATTTACGGAATGCTTTGTCTTCACTTCTTTAATAATGAAGGATGGAGTACTGAAAAGTTGAATGAACTTGTAATCCAGTTACAGGACGAATGGGTAGAAGAGTCCGAGTATGAATCAATTCTTTTTAGCACGAAGTCAGATACGGTGTATGAGTGCAATATCAGACCCGATTTGCATTCGTTTCAGTTGTCTGTGACAAACACATATAATAGGAAGGATTTAGAACCAAATGTTCCATCCATCGAAGATAGGGTGAAGTTCTTCAAGCAGTTAAAGAAAGATGGATTCAAGGTAGGTATCAGAATTCAACCATTCATTCCGTATGTGACCACAACTGAAATCATAGATATGTTCCACGATGCAGACCACTTCACATTAGAAGGGTTGAAGATTGTACCGCAAAACGATGAACACAAGCAATTGATGTTAGACATCACAGGACTGAAGAAAGAAGACTTCACGCAGATGGGACTGCTAAACCTTCGACCGGAGAAACGAATCGAGATGTATAAACCGTTCATTGAAAGGTTCGAGTCCGATGGATTGAGTTATAGCATTGCTGACAACGATATGCATCACTTGGGCAACAATTACTGCTGTTGTGGAGATGCATTAATTCATAGACACACAACATTCAACAATACAACGATGTGCCACATATACGGCAAAGATTACTGCAAAGAGCAAGTAGACGAACAGATTTTTAACAGTGGTGTGCGTGACTGTAAATGCAATCAGTTATTCACTTCAAACAGACAGGAAGGATGCGTAAGTGTTCAAGACTTCTTCGACAAGAGGTTCTATAGAAAATCCAGTCCGTTCAGTCCACTGTTTTTGATAGGAGAATGAAATGTTAACAGTAGAAAAGTTAAATAAAGTAAAGGAAGAACTGAAGGACAACCTTTCCGACTGCACGGAGAATGATATGGGACTTACGGAGTTCCTGTGCATCCTGTTGGAGTGCGTAGACAACGAAATTGAACGAATTGAAAGAAAAGAGGATGATGTAAAATGATTGACTTCATCCAGTGCTACGGATGTAAACACTACGATGACACTGTTGGTTATTGCAACGCTGAAAAATACTGCACATACGATGTTGCGGAGATTTTGATGAACTTCTTCCCGGAAGCGCCTTGCAACTACAACGATATGGACGAGAAAACGAACTGCGAATTCTGTGCAGAATGTTGTGGGAAGACAAGTGTTATTGAGTGTTGGAAGTATGCAATTGATAACGAGTGGTGGAAAGTTGAACGGAAGACTTGTGAAGGTTGCAAACACATTGTAACAATAGGAGATGTGCAAGTATGTTGGTTACCGTTCAATTTAAAGGGTGGTGATTGCCACACTGTAAGTAAGGTTACTAATGAATCAAATAGGTGTGAATACTATGACATATGAAACTGCTTATAGCATTTTTAAGTCAAATATGGATCAGATGATTAAGATGAAGAACTTTGACGGAAATGCATTTGATGTGAAGAAATGTGCGATAGTTATAAGCGCACTTGGAAAGCAGATAAACCGTTGTGTTGATGTGGAAAGTGAGACAACCATATTGGTATGTCCTACTTGCAGACACGAATTCCATAAGAAAACAAGGCAGAAATACTGTGATGAATGTGGTCAGCGCCTGTCTTGGGCGAATGTGAGGTGAACGATGACGAATGAAGAAGCACTTCGGTGCGTTAAAAAAGGCAGATATGCCGAAGCGGACGAGATGATTATAGAAGCACTTGAGAAGCAGATTCCGATGAAACCTAATGGATGTTATCCGTTTTACTGTCCACGATGCAACACAAAGTTAGACCCTACAAGATATTGTGGATCGTGCGGTCAGCAGATTCTGTGGGAAGAAGAAAAAGGGGAAGACTAATGGAAGACATTTTCATTTGGAGAAAGAGCATACAGAAGAAAAAAGGTCACTGTCCGAAATGTGGTTCGTTATTGGTAAAGGAAAACGGTTATCCAACCGACAATGTTTGTGTTGACGAAAGCAAAGTAAACAACAAGGAATTTGAGTTGTGGTGTCTTGGATGCCGTAGCAAGGGAATAGGTTACATAGTTGGTGTGCGGAAATCTGTTGATGATGCCACTGGAGAAGAACTGCGATTGGCACACGATATGTTTGGTTCGTTGAACTGGGATGAGATGTCCAAGTATCTTAACAAGAAAGCAAGAGATGGAGTCAAGACTCACAATGATGTGAAAGCACTTGAACGCACCATTAAGCAACAGGAGTTTACAATCGGAATGTTAAAGGGGTCTATTGAGCAGATCAAGACGAAGCACGAAAAGGAAATCAAGGAGAAGGACAAGCAGATTTTAGAATTGACTAAAGAGATAAAGTCACTTGAAGCAGACTTGAAACGGATGGAAGAAAGAGGAATGAGTGATGGAGTTTTATAAGTGTTATTTCATTTCAATTGGTGTAATCATTGTAATCCTTGGTCTTGGTTGGTTTATGCACTGGTTGTAATATGAAGCACCGGAATGGGTACAGTGGTTGTTTACATTCGTGTGTAGTTCTTTAGTAATTGCATTTTTGATTTGGCTTATGTTTAGGTGAAATGAGAATGAAGATTATGAAAAATCTTATGTGAAGAGATTTTTGGAAGAGTGGAAAGAGGTAAAATGAATACTTATTTAGCAATAATGACAACTGTTCTTGTGTTGACACAGATTATCCGAGTCGCACAGAACACGATTAGCCTATTTAGACAGGAGATGGAACTGAAGAAACACATCGGATGGATAAAGGACAATGACATTTCAAGAGAAGATTTTGAGTTGCAGAAAGAAGCGTATCGGTTGATTGTGGAAAAGTTGAAAGAGGTGGAAGAATGACATATGAAGGGAGAAATTGATGGACAATAATGACAATGTAAATCATCCGTCACACTACTGCACAGGAAAGTTCGAGTGCATTGATGTAATGATGGAAACACAGGGTATCGAAGCAGTAAAAAACTTTTGCCTGTGCAATGCTTTCAAATATCTTTACAGACACAACGGTAAGAACGGTGTGGAAGATGTTAAGAAGGCAACTTGGTATTTAAACGAATATATCAAATTGCAAGGAGAAGAGAATGAACTGCGAACAGGAGAAAAGAGCGAAGGAAATCTTACAGAAGTTTAACAAGGACGATGAACCGTACTATCTGTGTTACAGTGGTGGTAAAGACAGTGATGCGATCCGCATTCTTGCCGAGTTATCGAATGTGAATTTTGAAGTTCACAACAACCACACTACTGTTGATAGTCCGACAACTGTGTACTACATCCGTGATGTTATGAAGCAGTATGGTGAAAAGGGTTTCATTCACTATCCGAAGGAGTCTATGTGGGAACTGATTGTTAGAAAGAAGTATCCACCGACAAGACTTGCAAGATACTGTTGCGCTGAACTCAAGGAAAGAGGTGGCAAGGGAAGAAGAAAGATTACTGGAGTTAGATGGGAAGAATCATATAACCGGAAAGTGAACCAAGGACTCGTTAACATTCACGGCAAGCCGAAGCATACACAGAAAATCGCAGATCGTGAGAATGCAGACTACTTTGTAAACAACAGGGGGGGGATTGTACTCAATACTGATAATGACGATAGTAGAAGAGTGGTCGAGAGTTGTTACAGAACCACATCTACGATGATTAATCCTATCATTGACTGGACTGAAAAAGATGTGTGGGAATTCCTTCATCACTATGGATGTGATAGCAACCCCGAATACTGCACTGGCATTACTAGAATCGGATGCATTGGATGTCCTCTTGCCGGAGGGAAGATGCAGAAGAAGGAATTTGAAAAGTATCCTAAATATAGACAGGCATATGTAAATGCTTTTCAGCGTATGCTTGATGTAAGAAATAGAGATGGTCTTCCGACTTTTGATCCGAGTCAAGAATACTACTGGAAAGATGGAGAGTCAGTTCTTCGATGGTGGGTAGGTGATGATATGGAACAGTACACTCTGAACGATCTGATGCAAGAAGAACAGGAAGACATTATGGAAGAGTACGGTGGTACTACGAAAGGATAATATGGCAAGTGCCAACTTTGGAAAAGATTCAATCGAATGGGAAATGTTCGGTGAGTACTGGAAGATGTGCCAAAAATTGTGGGTAGTTGAGGACAATAATGAATACTGGGATACGGTCATCAAGGAAACAGGGGAGTTCGCACGAAAGTACGAATCCGTATCACTGGCAAAGGAACTTGCAATGTCATTAGTGGCAGACCTCGACAAACGATACAACGATATGAGTGGTAAGTATAACGATACAAAACTGAAGATGCTCATTCGTGAGGTCATTGAATTAGTCAACAAATAAACTGAAGGTCAACGATGTAAAGAATTCTTCCAGTATATAAAGACTAATAATATAGGGGGTACGGTTTCCGGGACAATGAGCGCTCACCTATAAACTCAATGAGAATGAATACTTATTTATCCGGTTTGACTAGGTTCGAACTGGAAGACCTAAAGGTACAACTTAATCTTACACAGGAAGAAGATCAGATATTTAATGACTTGGCAAAAGGGAAGTCCAATGTTGAAATATCACTTCATAATCATATTAGCACATCATCTGTGACTAACAAGATCCGAATAATACGCAGTAAGATAGAAAGGGTTGATGCTTATAGAGGAATTAAACTGCAATGACCTATTGTTACTGGCATTAGAGAATGGTATAATAGATAAGGAAACCGTTCAAAGGCTAGTACATATGAAGGATAAACAAAAGTATCTTGCTATGCACGAAGGTAAGATATATACGGACAACAAAGGTAGATACAATACCTATGTCCCCGATGCTAATAATAAGTATGGACGGAAGTTGATACGGAAAAATACAAAAGAAGAACTCGAAGATTCAATCGTAAAATTCTATAAGGATTACCAGTATAACCCAAACATAAGAGATGTGTTCGTAGACTGGTCAAACTCAAAGTTGGAATACGGTGAGATAACGAAGTCAACATATGACAGATATCAAAACGATTTCAACAGATTCTTTTCAGACATACAGGATATGAAGTTCTGCGACATATCAGAGTTGTGGTTAGAGGAGAGGATAAAGCGGACGATCCACGATATGGAACTTACATCAAAATCCTACAGTAATATGAGGACTCTTGTATATGGGATGTTCAAGTACGGAAAGAAGAGAGGATATACTGATATAAGTGTAACGCAGTTCTTTGGAGATTTGGATGTGTCGAAGAGGTCTTTCAGAAGAAGAAGATTTACTGATGAAGAGAGTGTATTCACTGACAGAGAACTTGAGATGTTAGAAGAGTACATTTATAGTAAATCAAACAGTATCATCCGACTTGGAATTCTATTTGATATGTATACAGGACTTCGAGCCGGGGAGTTGTCAACACTAAAGTATTCGGACTTTGATGGATCTGTTATGACCGTTCAAAGGACGGAAACTCATAACAAGGACGAAGACGGTACAATAGTGTACAGTGTGGAAGAGTTTACAAAAGGTAGAGATGGAATCCGAAAAGTTATACTTCCGCCAAGAGCAGAGTCGATACTTAAACGGATACGATTATTGAATCCAGTCGATGGATATGTGTTTGTTTTAGATGGTAGAAGAATCAAAGCAGATACTTTTTCGAAGACTCTTCGTAGGATGTGCGATCAGATCGGAATAAAGCCGAGGTCTATGCATAAAATTCGAAAGACCTACGCAACAAAATTGATAAATGCCGGGTTGGAAGAATCACTTATCATAAAGCAGATGGGTCACACGGACTTCTCAACTACAAAACAATTCTACTATTTTGACAACCACGATATTGAGGAAAAGCAAGAAAAGATAAAGAACGCATTGAGTATGATTTAG